AAGATCATTCGGCAGGCACCGGAAGGCACGCGCTGGGTCCGCCATTGGGACTTGGCGGCCACGAAGAAGGTGACGGCGGCCAGAACAGCCGGCGTGAAGCTCGGCAAGACGCCCGACGGCAAGTTCGTGGTCGGGCATGTCGCCAAGACGCAGGACGAAGGCAACGCTGTTCGCCGGCTGATCAAGGCAACGGCCGAGGTCGATGGTAAGAAGGTGGATATCAGTCTTCCGCAAGACCCTGGCCAAGCTGGCAAGGTTCAAGCGCAGGACATGGTTGCCATGCTCGCGGGCTGGAAGGTCAAGGCGCAGCCGGAAACGGGTGACAAGGTCACGCGCGCCGAACCGTTCTCCAGCCAGTGCGAAGCCGGCAACGTCTACATCGTCGAAGGCGAGTGGAATCAAGACTATCTCGACGAGCTGTGCATGTTTCCCGGTGGTTCCTTCAAGGACCAGGTTGATGCCTCGTCGGGAGCTTTCGCCGGTCTCATGACCAAACAACACGTCACGACATCGGAAGAGCTTCGGATATGAGCAATACTGTCGCCACGACGACCGATACTCTCGATGCCGCCGAGCAGAAGCGCGCCTTGCCGCGGACGTTGATGGGTGGCACAGATGCCATGCGCAAGGCTGGCAAGACCTATTTGCCGCAGGAAGCTGCCGAGAGCGAAGCCGCCTACAAGGACCGGTTGGCGCGAACCTTTCTGTTCAACGGCTTCAAGAAGACCGTGAAGGACATGGCCGGCAAGGTGTTCACCAAGCCGGTGCAGATGGGTGATGATGTTCCGGCCAAGCTGAAGACCTATGCCGAGAACATCGATCTGACCGGGCAGGGGCTCAACAACTTCGCCTACGCCGTGTTTGAAGCGGGGATGGTTGACGGGATCTCGTACATCCTCGTCGAGATGCCGCCGGCCAAACCGAATGCGACCCGCAAGGATGATATCGACAGTGGTCGCCGGCCGTATCTGGTTCTAATCGAAGCCTGCGCGTTGATCGGCTTCAAGTCGACCACAATCAACGGCCGCCACGTCCTGACGCAGGTCAGGATCATGGAGACGACAACCGAGAACGATCCGGAAGACGAGTTCAACCAGATCGAAATCCAGCAGGTCCGCGTCTTCGACCGAACCGATGTTGGCGTTCTGTTCCGCGTCTACCGCCTGCTGAAGAAGGAAGGCAAGGAGGAGTGGGGTATCGTCGATGATGGCATGACAAGCCTTGCAGACATCACCCTCGTCCCGTTCTATGCCAACCGAACCGAGTTCATGGTCGGCGAGCCTCCGCTTGAGGATCTGGCTTTCACCAACCAGGCGCACTGGCAGTCGGCCAGCGACCAGCGCAACATCCTGCACGTCGCCCGCGTCCCGATGCTCTTTGCCAAGGGATTCGGCGAGGAAGACAAGCTCGTTGTCGGTGCCAACAGTTTCACTCGCACGACGTCCGAAAACGCGGACATGAAGTATGTCGAGCATACCGGTGCAGCGATCGGCGCTGGCCGTGATGACCTGAAAGACCTTGAGTTCCAGATGCAGACGCTCGGTCTTGAATTGCTGATCCCGAAACCGGGCGGCCAATCGGCCACGGGCGCGGTGATCGACCAGGGCAAGATCAACTCGCCGCTGGCAATGATGGCGGACAATCTCAAGGACGCGCTAGAGCAGGCTTTCGGCTACATGGCCGAATATGACGGGCTCGGCAAGGATGCGGGCGGTTCGATCTCGGTCAATACCGACTTCGGCCTGTCATTGCGCGATGCTGCAGAAATCCAGGCGATCCTTGGCGCTTACAATGCTGGCCTGATCAGCCGTGAGACGGCATGGAAGGAACTGAAGCGGCGCGGCTTCCTGATGGATGATTTCAAGCCGGAAGACGAGATAGAGAAAATCGAACAGGACGGTGAAGCGCTCGGCCTGATCAAGCCTCCGGTGGACAACAATGCCAACAGCGAATGAGGAAGCCCTCGACGCAGCCGTCCGCCACCAGATCGGCTTGCTTCGGTATTCCTCATCGGTGGTGAAGAAGGTTGTCTCGCTACTCAATCGCATCGATGACCGGCTGGTGGCCGAGATCGCCAAGCGCGGTATCGGCGACGAGAGCTTCACCCAGCGGCGGCTCAACCTGCTGCTGGACTCGGTACGTGCGATCATTGCCGAAGCCTATGGCAGGGCAACGACGTCGCTGAATGACGAACTGAAAGACCTGGCGGGCTACGAGCGGGATTTCCAGCTTGGCTTGCTCGGCAAATCGCTGCCGGTGCGCTGGGATTTCATCAAGCCGACCAGTGCGCAGCTCTATGCCGCTGTCACCGCAAGGCCGTTCGAAGGCCGGTTGCTGAAGGACTGGTATTCCGATCTCGAGGCCGGAGCCTATCGCCGGCTGCGCGACACGATCCGCATGGGTTATGTCGAAGGCCGGACGACGGACCAGATCATCAGGGACGTTCGCGGCACCAGGGCGCAGCAATACAAGGATGGTGTGCTGGAGATATCCAGACGCGGTGCTGAGGCGACGGTTCGCACGGCGATCAACCACACCGCCACGGTTGCCCGCAACGAGGTCTACAAGGAGAACGCCAGCGTCATCAAAGGCGTGAGATGGGTTTCAACTTTGGATGCACGCACCAGCGCTGTCTGCCGCGGTCGTGACGGCAAGGTCTATCCGCTCGACAGCGGCCCTCGTCCTCCGGCGCATATCAATTGCCGATCGTCCACGGCGCCGGTGCTGAAGTCGTGGAAGGAAATGGGCATCAACCTGAAGGAAGCCCCGGAAGGCACGCGCGCATCGATGGACGGACAGGTGGCGGCCTCGGTCACCTATCAGGACTGGCTGAAACGGCAGCCGAAAGAGGTGCAGGACGACATCCTCGGGGTGTCTAAGGCACAGCTCTTCCGCAAGGGCGATCTGCCACTCGACAGGTTTGTTGACCGCGCCGGACATGAGTATACATTGGATGAGCTTCGCCAACGTGAGAGCGAAGTGTTCCAGAAGGCCGGCATTTGACGGACAAGCTCCAACGCTTTCGGGTAATTCCTGGCGGACCTGCCGGCGACGGCGAGGCGAAGCCGAAGGCGTATCGTGCAAGGAAGCGCGGCGAGCCGGAAGTCCTGACCTGCAGTGAATGCGAGAAGGACACGGGCGTCGCAACGGCGCTCACCTTTGAAATGAAGCAGGGCCGGATGATCCGCGACGGGCAACCGTTCGGCGGGTCGAAGGTCATCTATTGCGGCCATTGTCTGGCACGCGGCAAGCTGACCAAGCTCATCTGATCTCAAGGAACACCGTTGATTAATGTCGCCTGTGTGCTGCGCTCGGGCGGCACCTACACGTCCGAGCACGTCGCAAGGCTCAGAGACGGTGTGCGGGCGAACCTCGGCGATCATCGCTTCCTCTGCCTGTCGGATGTCGACGTGCCTTGTGAGCGCGTCCCATTGATCGAGCTTTGGCCCGGTTGGTGGAGCAAATTGAATTTGTTTTCACCGCAAATCGCGGGCGACATGCTCTATTTTGACCTCGACACCATCATCACAGGCGACCTGTCCGACATGGCCGCCATCAACCGCCTGACCATCATGCGGGACGTCTATCGGCCCGACGGGCTGCAGTCGTCGGTGATGTTCATCCCGCAAGCCGATAAGCGGCAGGTCTGGGAGACGTTCACAGAAGCGCCGGACGAATACATGGCGCAATACTCGTCCGGAGGCGACCAAGCGTTCCTTGAGCCGCTATGGGGCGGTGGCAAGGCTGCCATTTGGCAGGATGCTCTTCCGGGGCAACTCGCCTCATTCAAAGCAGATCACATCGCAGAGCACGGCATCCCGACGAATTGCCGTGCGGTCATCTTCCACGGTCGGCCTCGGCCTTGGGAAGTTAATTGGCTTGAACCTCTTCAAGGAAGGCAGAACTTATGTCCAAGGGTAATACATTCGAGAACGATCTGCTGAAGCTGATCTTCAACGCAACAGCCATCGCCAACATCGCAGACAATGCCGCGTCTTCGCCGCTGACCAACCTCTACGTGGCGTTGCACACGGCAGATCCTGGTGAAGCCGGTAGCCAGACCACCAGCGAATGCGCCTATACCTCCTATGCCCGCGTCGCCGTGGCGCGCACCTCGGGCGGCTTCACGGTCACGGGCAACTCGGTTTCGCCGGCCGCGAGCATCGACTTCCCGGCCGCAACTGGCGGATCCGAAACCGCGACGTACTTTTCGATTGGTACGGACGTCTCGGGCGCTGGCAAGATCCTCTATTCCGGTGCGATCTCACCAACCATCTCGATCTCTTCGGGCGTCACGCCGCGCCTGACCACCGCTTCTACCGTCACTGAAGACTAAGCGGAGGCGCATGACTTAGAGAGGGGAGGTCTTAGATGTCGTATATTTGGGACCACTCCACTAAGGTTTATTCCGGAACAGAGAACAGCGATTCCGCCCTAACCCTCGGAATGACTTTCCAGACCGTTGAGTCTGTAGAGATCACGCATATCTCGTTCTGGAAGACCTCCAATGATACGGACACCGCTCGTACGATCGGTATCTATAACGATGCTGGAACCCTGATCGGTACTGGCTCTTCGTCGGGTGAGCCGACAGGGACTGCGCAGTGGCTTGATATAGCGCTGGACACACCGCTCACAACGACTGCGTCAGCCTGGTACACCGCCGCCGTGTTCCATCCCGGTGCCTATTATCCGGCGACAAGTTCCTATTTCAACGTCGGCTACTTCAGCGCTGATGGTAAAGTCTACGCGGCTTCCAGTGAGGAAGCCTCAGCGGCGACCGCTGTCGACGGGAGTGGTTCGTTCCACTACGGCGGATCCATCGGATACCCTGACGGCACGTTCAACGCCGCTGACTACTGGATCGATGTAAAATATTCGACTTCGGGTGGTGGTGTTGTCGAAGGCGCAGGCTCGGCCGCCGGTTCCGCTATTGCAGCAGCCTCAGGAAAGGCGATCAAGAGCGCTGTCGGTAGCGTGGATGGTGTAGGCTCCGCTGCCGCTACCGGTCGTCCTAGAGCCGCTACGACGGGTTCAGCCGCTGGATCATCTCAAGCAAGCGCAGTCGGCGCCAAGCGGGTTGCCGTTGCCGCAAGCGCGGCCGGTCACTCGACGGCGCAGGCAACCGGATTCACTTCCGGCATCGTCTCGGCGGTTGGGACTGCGGCCGGAACGTCAACAGCCCATGGCACCTTCGTCTTACAATCCGTAGCCGAGAGAACACTGTCGGTCTCCGGCGAGCAGCGCGGGCTTCTGGTCCCCTCTGAGGATCGAACGCTCCAACTGATAGGTGAATGACAATGCTGCAATGGCCGGATAAGGACGGAGACGAGAAGCTCGATTACTCCTTCGATTGGACCGATCGCCTCGGTACGGACACCATCGACAATTCCACGTGGGAGATCTCGGGGGATGACTCGGTGCTCGTGGTTTCCGGATCTCCGGCCCCGTCGTTCTCGACGACCGCGACCATCCTCTGGCTGACCGGCGGCACCAACCGGCTGACCTACACGATCACCAATACCGTCACCACGGCAGGCGGGCGCATCATGCAACAGAGCGCGAAGCTTAGGATCAAGTCCAAATGAGCATCAATATCCCCGCCGGCTACCGGCTGGAGCGCGGCCTCCTATGGCCGGCAGACGACCGGGACTGTGCGGCCGTCGTCTTCGACACCGTGCCGGACATGGACCATGCGCTGAAACACTGCCGGAAATTCGATCTGGTCGTGCAGGCCGGCGGCAACATGGGCGTATGGGCCCTGTCGCTGGCTGAGAAGTTCACGCGGGTGATCACCTTCGAGCCGGACCC